TCAGACATCACAGCCCCACTCCGTGCCCAATAACCAGCGCGAGCCAGCCGGTGCCGAACAGCGCGACAATGCCGATAATGTCAGTGATGATGTCGCGGATGCGGTGTTTCATGTCAGTCTCCTTTGGTGTGCCGGGGCCTCATCGCCCTATGCCTACACACTACACACTCCGGACACCGGATGCAACACATAATTTAGGCACCGACACCGGCACCAGCGCGGCGACCAGCACCATATCGTTCTCTCGGTAAAGACGCACCTGTTCTGGTGTCATGGCCTTCGCTTTAAGCCAAGCCCGCGCATCTGCCCGCCCCTCCGCCGTGTCTGCCGTTGCGAAAAGTATGGTTCCCGGCTTGAACAACATGTTGCGCCTGTTATGGTGTTGCAAGCTACATATAGGAGCAAGCTATGGAAAAGAAAAACAAGGTCATCCACTGCCGCGTCACGCCGTCCGAGCACGAGGCAATCGCAATGGCCGCGCAGGATGCAGGGCTGTCGATTACTGGATTCGTCATTCGCGCCGCGCTCGAAAAAATTCAAGAACCTGCCGACTAGCATCCTCGGCCCCTTTGCCGACAATCACCGTGTCGCCGATGCCCTCAAGGTATTCGGCCCATTCGCGCTGCTCAGCCGATAACCTTCCGCCCTTGTGCCGCTTCATCTCAATCCACAAGCGCCACGCAGGGACATACAAATCAGGCACGCCAGGGCAGACGCCTTCCGCCTTCATCTTCTTCGCCACGCTCATGGCCCGATGCCCGCCGTTGGGGATGTGAAATATACGCACCCCCGGAAACTGGGCGCGCCACCATTTCAGAAAGCCGATCTGCTCGTCGCTCTCCGATGGGATCAAAGGCTTAGGCATATGTCGTCAAGCTCCCTCGCTTCGGCCATAAGCCATTCACGGACCTCCGGCCATCCGTCCTTATCCATGACGTGCGGCGCATGGTGTGCGGCCCACATATAGGCATCAAGGCGATCTGCAAACTTGAGCCATCGCATATCATCGCCTTGCAAAAGCGAAACGCCGCCCCACAAAGCAGAAGCGGCCCGCACCTCCGCATCGCGCAATTCCACGCCCAGACTTCCCCTCTTGGCAGAATAGGGCATGTCGCCCACCACGCTTTCGCCATCATCGTGGGTAAGCGCCGCCTCAAGAAGCGCCGCAGAAGGCTCAGGATGCAGCGCCAATATAAACCGCGCCACGCGGGCGCTGTGCCCGTCGATCCTGTCGCATGTATCCGCCAAGTCCGGGTTTGTGTGCCACCGACGCACAAAGCCTGCCCGAAAGATGTTTCTCAAAAAGGTATCTCGTCCCATTCCATTTCCTTTGCATCGCCATCCCAGTCCAAGTCTTGACCAGTCCCTTTGGGCTTCCGCCCCTCGCTGTAGTCAAGCTGGACGATCTCATCAAAACGCGGGTCATTGGCGCGCGGCTTTATCTTGATCCGGGTTGGCATTGTCCACGATAGAGGGGCTTCGGCTAAAGCGTCGTCCGTCGTTTCTGCCGTCGCGCCCAAGGCACTCATGCGCGCCTTGTAGCGGCTTGTGGCGTATCCGCCGTGATCCGGGCAAAGCCATTCGTTCACCATCTTGATACCGCAATGATATGTTACACGCACGCTGTCAGGCTTGCCCGCTTTCTGGTGGCGTTGATACGTCACGTCATCGACTTCAACCCATTCGGCTTGGACCTGGCTGGATAGCACGGCACCGCCGTATGCGTTCTTTTCGTGGCTTGGCTCTGGCGCAGGGAACTCATGGCCGCATCCGGGACAGACGCGCAGGCCCGCGTAGACCATTGCCTGACACTCTGGGCACTCTTTCGCCGGGGCTTCGCCATCCCCCTTGCCTTGTGTCTTGTCCTTAACGCGCACGGCATCAATAAAACCGTGCCGCTCTACGTTGCCGCCAAAATCCAGCAGCAGGCAGTTATCTTTGCCATCCGCCTTGCGCGTGCCGCGACCTGCCATCTGGACATAGAGTCCAGCCGATGCCGTCGCCCTCACCATTGCCACCAAGTCCGTGGCAGGATGATTGAAGCCTGCCGTCAGCACCCCGATGTTGATTAGGCACCGAAGGCGCATAGACTTGAAATCGGCAATCTTGCGCGCCCGGTCAGTCTTGTTATCCGAGCCGGTGACGACTTCGGCGTCAACGCCGCTGGCTTCCATTTCGGCGCGGATCATCTCGGCGTGTTCAATGCCACTGCCAAAGACAAGCCACGACTTTCGATCCTCGCCAAAGCGCACAATTTCCTCGACCGTGGCCTTTACCAAGTCGGGTTCGCTAGCCGCGCTGGTGAGCTGGCTTTCGATAAACTCGCCCCCGCGTTTGCCCACGTTCGTCAAGTCAATTTTGGACTTGGCCCCCTTGCTGACAAGCGGCGCAAGATAGCCCTCGTCGATCAACTGCCCGACCGGAATGTCATAGGCAATGCCGTCGAAAATTGCGCCATTGCCCTTGTGCAGATAGCCGCTGTCGAGCCTGTAGGGGGTCGCCGTCAGCCCGACGATCTTCACATCCGGATTGCACTGGCGCAGATCGTCCAGAAACTTGCCGTATCGCGTGGTGGTGGTTTTCGGGACAAGATGCGCCTCGTCAATCACCACCAGATCAGGCGGCGGCACCATGTCCGGTGCACGCTCCCAGATTGACTGGATACCCGCAAACGTCACCTGCCGATCAAGCCGCTTTTGCCCGAGACTGGCGCTGTAAAAGCCTAAGTCTACGTCGGGCAGGATGCCCACCAATTCCTCTGCGTTCTGCTGGATCAGTTCCGAGACGTGCGTGAGCATCAGAACGCGCGTGCCGGGATAAGACAATGCGTCCTCCACCAGCTTGGCAAGGATCAGGCTTTTGCCCGCTCCGGTTGGCGCAACGATGATAGGATCATTGCCGCGCTTGCTGGACCAGTAGTCATAAAGCCCGTCAATCGCGGCTTGTTGGTAAGGGCGGAGTTCCAGCTTCACCACGGCACCCACCCTTCAAAAATTTCCTGACTGTTTCCTTCGTTGCGGATCACCTCGCCATCGTCTTTGACGTATTCCACCCAGTCCGGTGTGGCGTCATGCACCTCCCACGGCATGGTGTAGGGGTTGAAGATATGCTCCTCGCACGGCGCGCCAAAGTCCCGCCCCTTGGCGCAGGACCACTTTCCATCGCCGCCCTTCTCCGGTGTCGCATGGGCGCAGGTTCGGCAATTAACCTCCGGCACCTTATCGCCGTGGCACACGTCCTTGTAGTCGCAAAACTTGCAGATGTAATAGGACGGGTCGCCGCTGATCTTTTCGGGGGGCTTGTCGCTCCATATGATTTCGCCCGCCTTGGCTAGCAGGCTGAGCGCATAGGCCGGATCATACTTGATGCGCTCCATATAGATGGCGTCGGTGTTCTTGTTCACGGCAATGAAAGCGCAGCGTTCCAGCCCGCTTAGGTGCATTCCGATCTGACATTGCGCGTAGTAGACAGGCTTTGCCGCCTCGCAGCCTTTGTTTTCCATTGCCTTGAAGTTCTTGTCGTTCATCGTCTTGAACTCGCAGGTGTGTGGCTGCCCGCTTTCTTTCAGGCCCTCGGCCACGCCGTCCAGGCTCAAAGCAAAGTGCCCGTCGTGCGCCGTAAAGCGAATTTGCCTTCCCGTCTCGGGGTCTCGATCCCACACCTTTATGCCCACGGCGCGGAGGTTCGCCACAATCCGGCTTTCCTCTCGGTCGCCGGTCTCGAATAACCGCAGCATCCGACCGTCGAACGTCGCGCGATCAACATGGCGAAACTGATACCACAACGCCCGCTTGCATTCGTTGCCGATCTGGCTGCCGCCAAGGTGCGGTCTGTGCGCGTCTTTGCGCTGAGCCTTGTAACAATCAAATATGGCTTGAACGGTTGGCGGCTGGTTCCATGGTTCGAGGTTCATCTTTCCCTCCATCTATCCAGTGACGGGGCGGACACGCCGCCCCGCTGCTCGATAGACGCTCACCGCTTCCAGGGTGGCTTGCCGGATGCATCTCCATAGCCCCCGCCTGTCGCCGGTGCAGATGTGCCGCCGTTGTCGGGGGCCGCATATTCGCCCACCTCGTTGCTGGCGTCGTAGCCGTCTTTTGCGGGCTTCACCTTGACCTTTAGCATCAGGGGCTTGTCGTGCAGGTCTTGGCTGGTGCGAGGCGTCATGACCCCCACCGCGCGGCAAATGCTGGACAAGGTGCGCTGGGCAATTTCAACCGCCGTGGCGTTCGGGTTGTTGAGGTTGAGGCGCTCAAACACCTTGCGCCCAGCGTGTTCGCCTTCAATGATTTCCATCGTCATTTGCAGGTAGCTGCCCGTCTGTGCCTTGGTGGGCTTTTCCTCGCTTTCGGTGATGACGGCCTTATACCAGCCCGCCGGAACCGGCTCCCGGCTCTGCGCCGGGTCTACCGTGTTTGCGTCGAATCCATTCAATTCCACTTTGCGTTCCTTTCCTTACTCTGCTGCAAACTTGGAAAAGGGGTTGCCGCCGTCTAAGGTAAACGGCAACGCCTCGGTGATGTGAAAGCGGTTCTTGGTGACGCTTGCCGCCTGCGGATGGCAAACAATCTCGCGCTCGCCGGTGCTGACCGCTTTTTTCTTGTCGTCGCCCGCGCCGCGCACATAGGACTTGAGGCGCACCATGCAGACGGCATCCACGTTGTCGGTGTAGTGGGGCGTGACCTTCTTGTGGAGGCGCACGGTGTAGCGCGCATATGCGTCCATGTCGGGCAGGTCCAGCGTCTCGGTGTCAGCGTGCCCGATGAATACCACGTTCATGTTCCGCTCGTAGGCCAGCGCACCGGCCCATTCGCGGAGTTTGCGGTGCTTGCCGGCTGCCGTGTTATAGCCAGCCCCGTAGCCGCCGCCCGCCTGATTGATGGAATTGGCCTTCGGATCGGCCTCGACGATCTCGCTTTCGATCATCGTGGCAAGCTGCGTGATGCTGTCAATCACGACCGTCTTGAAGTCATGGTCCTGCGTGGCCAGCGCCTCGATGGCGTCAAACACATCGTTGCTCGATGTCGCCAGCGGAAACAGACTCACCTCGTCGTTCCCTTGCAGCGATTGCGTGCCGTCCTCGGTGCGGACAAAAACCGGCTTCGGGAACATCGCCGCAAGCGTTGTTTTGCCCGTGCCACCCTCGCCAAACAGCGTCACGATAATAGGACGCTGCCCGCTGGGCTTCTGTAGTTGGTTCAGGTCAATGGCCATTCTGAATAACCTCCAATTCCTCTTTTGCGACATCAATCGCCGCCAGCATCACGCTGATGATGACTTGAACTTCCTCAATCGTGAAATACTCGATTTTCGATGTCTTGTTTTCAGGCCCGCGCGTGGCAATGCCAATGCCGCCGGTCCCCTCTCCAAATTGCAGGATGAAATCCTGCCCGACGTCGCTCTCGATGCGGTTAATCATCACTTCGCCTCCACCTTGACCGATATCTTGCCCGGCTTGCTTTCAAACGCAGGCGCAATCATGCGCCACAATTCCGGCTCATTGTGGGCAAGGTATTTGCACTTCGCCGCGTCCGCCTCAATCTTGGTCTTGATCGGGCGCATCTCGTGGGGCACCCGAGCGCCGACCTTTTTCCATTCAACCGGATCAACCTTGCGGTAGACAGGCTGCGTCAGCGTCAGCTTGTGGGTGTCGGTGTGGTGGGTTTTGCTGCCCTCGTCAGGCGCATCAAAGGCCTGAGAAAGCTGCTCCTCAATGGCAAGGCGCTGCATCCGCGCCTCTTCCTCTGCGCGCTTGGCGTCAAGCCAATCCGCGCAAAGTTTGTGGGTGTTCGTCGTCATTGCGTTGTCCTCTCTTAGCTTCAACACCTGCCACGCTACACAAGCCGCAGACGTGTTGCAACACCTAATTGCCGGTCCAGGTATGAATAGTCGGTGGTCGCCCTTTGCCGCCCTGCGGATTGGTGCGCTCAATGGGAAAATCCTCGCATATCATCGCCATAAGACCGTCACGCTGGGGCTTGCCGAGGTTGCCCATCGCCGGAACCTTGGCTTGCAGCTCCGACATTTTCAGCCCGTTTGGCCCTGCTGCCTTAATGGCTGCCGCAACCTTTTTGCGCAGCGCGTCGGTTTCACCCTCAGCCATGTTGTCTCGCATCGACTGCACCGCCCGCTGGGCATAAAAATCCACATAGTCAATCGCCCAGCGCGTGGCCACGTCGCTCACCTCGTCCAGCCCCATTGAGACAGCCACGATAAGCGCCACCCGCATGGACATTTCCCGGCTGCGGTTAAACATGGCCGCGTCGGCTTCTGTCTTGGCCGCGTTCTGCCGTGCAATGATGGTGTCCTCGTAGTCGTCAAGCATGTCGTATGCTGCCGCCGTAAAGGGCAGCTCTACCGGCTCAGGCGGGAATTCCGGCCCTTGGTCCGTCACTATGCCATCACTACCGACGCTGGCGCAGGCCTTCGCCCACTCCGTGACCTTGGCGGGCGGATCGACCCTTTTGGGGCGGCGCGACTTGGTGCGGGGCAGCTTGCTTTCCACGATCAAAAACCGGTTAAGAAGTCCGCTGGCAATGTCTTTGCCGCTGATAGCGTCATAGAATGTCTCGGGCGTGGTCATGGCCAAAACCGTCAGGCTGGGATTTGTGACGCGAATCTCCATCTTTTGCTTTTGCCCGTCCGTCAGCGCCGCCGTTGAATAGCCTCGATTTTGCACGATGTCCGTTTGCCGCCCGAAGACCTCCATCATCATTGACAAGGCTTGCTGCTGGTTGACGCTCGCCTTGTTGCCCGCTGTGTTCAGGTAATTGCCGAACTCGTCAATCACGGCTACATGTGCGGGCCTGTCGCGCAGCGCCGATAGCACCCCGCCCTCGCTCGTGTAGCCCGCCGGGCCTAGCAGGTGCTCCAGCCCCGCGTGGCGCAAAGTCCGGCTGATGGTGCTGGACGCGTGCTCTTTGCCCGTGCCTGTCTTGCCCACGTTCATCATGAACAGGCTTGCCATGTTGTTGCCGCTGGTGATGAACCTTTGGCCCAGCACTGCCGCACCGAATGCCAAAGCGGCCTGCACGTCAAATTGCGGCTGCGGCTTGATGCAGGTTCGCCCCGCCCATTCCACGAAGTCGCCTAGCACGCCTGGCACCGTCAGCAAGTGTTCCGGCACCTTGTCAGTCTCGACGTGCGGCCTTGCCTCCGCTTGTTTCATGATTTGTGCCGCCACAGAGGCTCCGTGCTGGCTCATGGCCCTATCTTCCTCCGTCGGGCCTTGGGGCAGGGACTTGATGTCCAGCCACTCCGAGGCGGCCCTCACAGCCGCGCTGGCGTTGCCAAAGTGCTCATATGTGCAGAACACGTCGAAGGCGTCGAAGGTGTGCGCTGGGTCGAAGGGGTCGCTGGCGTGGTGCGAATAGGCATGCCCGTCGTCAAACACCACCACGCCCGGAATCTTGCTGGTGCTGTTGGGCGACAGCCACCTTGTGCCGATCTGGCGGTATCCAGCAGCCGCCAAAGCCTCACCAATCGGCACCGCCTCGTTGTAAGCCGCAATCACGCTCTGCCTGTCGCCCGTGCGCCGCGCCTTCGGTGGCGGCGTAAACTCTCTCTTACGCGCCCAGGGGCAAAGGTCCGCAAGCTGCGGGCGGAACCTGTCCCATTCCTGCCAAAGCGTCAAAAGCTGATCCGGTAGCGGCGGGATGCCCTCAGATATATCAGGCCCCGCCCATGTGTAGGCCTGCCCCGTGTCTGGGTGGATGCTGGGCGGCAAAACGTCCTGCACCGATCCGGCGCGCAACTCAAACACAACCTCCGTCTTGCGCGGATCATCAGGCACCGGCCAGCTAATCTTGCGTGTCGTCAGCGGCGGGCCGTCAGGGGCAGCGAACAGAACCTTACCGCGATCCGGCCTGCCCACGATGCGCGGAGCACCCGCAAGCATGGCGTCAAGGTCCATATTCAGCGCCTCAAA